CTGAATTGCCGGCCATGGGCCGTCTGCCTACAGGTCCGTGATGTCTTCCAAAATAATCCTCCTAGACGACCACTTTGCCACCGGAGAACCAACTGTACAATTGGTGTCTTCGTGGGGTCGTAATGGACGATTATTAAAGGAAGCAACGTCACTGCATAAGATTGCTAGTACGAATAGTCCCGCGCTGGATTACTGCAAAACAGTAGTTCCTGAACCGGGTAAAACGGTCGTACTAGTGATTGGCTTAGGCGACCATGAGACCTACGGCGCTAATCGTAATGGTGACGGTTTCCCTTCTAAGCCGGTGAAGGGTAAAATCGAACCTGATGAAGTGCTTACTAAGCACTATCAGTCTTACGATAAAGCGCACGTATTTGAACATCATGTAAATAGCGATCCATCGAAAGCCATTGGTAAGGTAAAAAAAGCTTTTTGGAATCCCGCGATGCGTCGCGTCGAACTAGTACAAGATTTCAGTAATGCAAAAGCGCCGCATTTATTAGAGAAGATTGCCAGCGGTGAGTATCCCGCGGCCAGCATGGGTTGTCGGATCAAGTACGACGTCTGTACTAATTGCGGCAACAAAGCCAAAACACGTGCCGATTATTGCGATCATTTAAAATTCGCAATGAGCCGTATTGATCCCAATACAGGCATACAGAATGCTGCGCTAAATCCCAGTCCTGATTTCTTCGATAGTTCCTTTGTCCTACGCCCAGCAGACCGTACGGGATACGTTATGAAAAAGGTTGCTAAAGAGCATCCTTACGAAATTAAATTTGCGGGATATGCGCTCGGTGAGCTTGTCGCGGACTTACAAGAAAAAGCTGCTGACCTTGGTAAAGCTGCGGATATCGAAAAGATATTGCAGGGTGAGCCTGCACTGTCCGTGTCTAACCTTGATAAAAACGATGCGTCTCTCGTAGAGAAGTACATCAAGACAAAAGGGCGTGATTCAGATAAGCCCACGGACACCGCGTCCGTAAGCATTATGATCAACTATAAACCCTCGGAAGTCGCAGGTACTGCAGACCCGCTAGATTTCCCGTTGGGTATTAAAGAGATCATGCAGTACTTTATCAGCAAACTGGCACCCGAAACAAAAACGGGGGTGCCTGACAAAGTATTGAAGTCTGCCAATGACCATCTCGGGCTCATCTACGAAGTATTCCAGCGTTACCCGCGTTTCTACGACACTATCGTCAAGGAAGCAGGTCTGGACACTCCCGTATTCAATTCGGACCTCTACACAAAGCTCGGGTTTACCGCGTCGCCGGCTACGGACTATTTGCGTCGTAAAATGCCCGGACACGCGACATTCAACGCCGAGCGTCCGTTAACCGATATGGTGTCTTGGACAGATCCCAATACCGGCGGTGAGTACAGCACCAACTACGGCACTGTACAAAAGACACACGACCAACTCATCAACCGCGGGCTCAAGGACAAGGCCCTAACGAGCGGTGCTTTGTTGGGCAGTGGTGCGCTATTGGGCGGTGCAGCATACGCTGCGCGTAACAGTTCGCGCGTGCCACGACCTATGCGTCTCGCCACGGGAGTTGTCGGCGCTGGTTTGGGTTTACTCGGAGCTAAAAAGCTTACGGGACCCACACCCATTGCAGGCCCGAAAATTGTAACAGATCAAGGTGAGACTATTTCGGGTTGGACCGAGATGGCTCCTGTACAGAAGATGGGCTCCAGCGTAAATACCCCGTTCGCGTACGTGGTGAAGCGTGCTAGTGAACGTCCTGCGCGACTGAATGCTCTAGGTACTGCGCGCTTTATGCAGAGCTTAAAGCATGCTGAAGTGCAGGATGAACTGAGCCCTTACCTAGGGCCTACGTTAGATTTTGATGCAGTAACTCAAGCGCTCGGGGATTCTATATTAAGGCGCTCCGAACAAAGCTTGTAATAGACAACGTACTCACCTAAGATTAAACCTGAAACCCTGTGAGGGAACCAATGGCTGAAGAGAATGCTTTTGCGCGTATTTTATCCCGTATGTCTGCCGCTGACGCCGGCATCACGGAAAAGACCGCCTCCGCGCCGAGTACACCTGAGCCCGACGCCTCTGCGCGCATGCTCTCGACGGTCCGCGCTGTGACCACTTCGGTAAAGACAGCGGCGGTTGCTGCTGCTCCTACGCCAAAGGCGTCACTTGAGAAAATGGCTGCTGACGCTCAGCGCGCTGAAGAGTCTCAGCTCATCAAGCAAGCACAGCATATGGGTGCTGCCTTAGCTGATGGTTTCATGGAGCGCTTCGCGCAGTACGATGCGGCGCTCGGTGAAATCAAAGTTGCCGCGGTTAGTGCCGACCCCGCCCAGCTCCAGAAAGTCGCACAAGCCGCGTACGCGCAGGCTGTGCAAGACATGGAGAAGAAGGCCGCTGCTGAATACGAAGCTGGCTACAACGACCAGCTCAAGGAAGTGCACAAGATTGCTTCCGATGTGCACTTTATCGGACAGCAAACGGCTAGCGCCATTATCCAACAGGCGCGTACGGCAAAATGAGCCGCTACGTAGACATCGGCGAATTAGCAGATCAAGTCATGGCGTCGGTGAAAACCGCGTCAGTGACGAAGACTGCTTCCGCGAAGTCGCCGAAGGTCAGAACTTCCGCGGCAGCGCGCGAGTTGCGTAAATTCGCCGAAGATCTGCAGCAAATGCCAGATCAAGATGACGTCTCTGATGACGATCTTGCCGCATTGATGCAAGACCAAGAAGTTCAGCAATTACTGGAAGAACTACAAAACAATCCGGAATTGCTGCAACAACTCCTTGCGGAACAAGGCGATGGCGGCATGGGCATGGACCCGGCTATGGGCGGCGATCCCAGCATGGACCCAGCTATGGGCGGCGACCCGGCTATGGGCGGCGATCCCGGCATGGGCGGTGACCCGTCTATGCAGGCTGCGCCCGTGGAAGGCGATCCGTCAATGGGCGCGATGCCTCCCGGCATGAATCCGCAAGATCCAGATAATGATGGAGACGCGGGCGGCGACACTGACGGCGATGGCGATGGCCCGAAGCCTAAGAAGCCGAAAGAATCTGACGATGATGACGATGACTCCGACTCTGAAAAGGGTGAGTCAAAAGCACCGCCGAACTTTGGTGGCAAGACCGCTGCTGAGATTCGAAAAATTGCAGCGTATATTCGTGACAACGATAAACGCTTTAAGCAAATACGCATGCTAAAGGCGGCTAATATGCTTCACGCCGCAACTGCCCTTAAGCACCTCACTGGAGGGTCAAAGTGAAGAAATTAAGTAGCGCTAAGCTCGCTGAAATGTTGTTTGCGGTTGCAGACTACATCGACGAAGTTGAGCTCAAAAAGACTGCGAACGTTCGCGCTGAGCGCGACGAGCGCATCGCTAAGCTCGCCGAGCGCTACGAAGCGTCTACCGGTGAGAGCATTCCCGATGACCTGCGAAATAAATTAGCAGGCCTAGATGCGAATGCCCTTGATCATTTACTCAAGGTTGCCAAAAATAATAACGAGTCTCCTGTTGCCCTCGGGCGGTCGGCAGACTTGGATAGTGACCCGGCCCCGCGCACCATCAAGGAAGCGGCCGATCATTCAGAGAAACGTTTCCTTGACTGGATTGTCAACGATTAAAGGCTGAGGAGAATAATTCCAATGGCAAGTCTCAATGATAAGTTCGACGTTCTTCGCGGTTGGGAACCGGGCGGCGATGCCAGCATCGATCAGTCTCTCCCACCGGTCAAGGTTATGGGCGTGCCTGTCACGCTGCTTCCCGGTTACATCGTTAGCATGAACACGAGCGGCGAAGTGAACGTCGCCACGTCCCCCGCTAGCGTTGCACTCGGTACCGCCAACCCCACGCTTGTTTACGTGGTGCTTGAAGGTAACGGCGTGGATACGTCGACAATCTTCGTTGAGAAGGTCGTTTGTCTACGCGGCAAGCTTACGGTGAAGACCGACAAGCTCAATACTGCGCAGTCTTTCCCCATCAACGGGAAAGTCACGTACAGCAACGGCCTGTTGAGCGACCACGGCGCGACAGCCACGACTCACCAAATCGGTACGGTCTTGGCCAACAACGTGGCAACTGACGGTACCATTGTTGTTGAAATGGACCTCTAAGCTTTAACCTCGGCCGCTAAGTACGGACACGGAGCAAATAAATGGCTAACGCATCATATCGTACAGAGACAGAAAAGGTCTCGGCACAGTTCATTAACTCGAACTTCGTTCGCAAGCTGGAACAGGGCCGCGTTAAAGAGGCAACAGAGGAAGGCTCTGCCTTCATCCGCACCAAGATGCGCCAAGAGGCATTCGTGCGCGAAGTGTTGCCGCCTATTCTCCTTGCGGACGATGAGATCGACCGTGATGAGGATACCGACCAGCCGAAGAAGATCGTCGAGAAGGAGCCTGACTCCGTTGCGACGTTCGTGCCTTTCTACGGCACCGGCACGCGTACGCTTTTCCGTGGCCCGCGTTACGCCGTGCGCTTCGGTAAGACTGAGTCGGCGCGCTTCCGCAAGAGCAAGTTCGAGCTCATGACCTACCAGAACGATATCCGAAAGATCCTTTCGGATAACTCTGTGAAGGACATGGCGGACCAGGAAGACACCAAGTTCCTGGGCACCGTGAATTCGATTCTTGCAGCTGCGCCCACGCAGGTCGTTGCTGCGACTGGCTTCAACTCCAGCGCGTTCAAGGGCGGTTTCCAAAACCTCGTG